CCCTACTTCGGTAGGGTTTTTTTTCGTACCTTGGTGGCGGAGGAGTTGCACATATCGTTTTGGTGTGGTTTATCTACGCTTGTGTAGCAAAAAGCTACTCTGCTTTCCACACTTTTACAGGAGTCCTATCATGGACACAATCAATATCGCTCAATGCATCGCAACGAGCAAGGTCGCTACTGATACGTTCGGAGAAGTAATCTCCAACATCATCAACCGCGAACTCAAATACTGCAAGCCAAATGCACGTATCGTTGCAGATGGTTCAGCCGCAGTCGTTCATACGTTCAATACCGACTGGTTAAAGAACGTTGACGAACGCATCGCAGTGCAATTTGGCCTTGCCAATGTTCTGTGGAAAAACGGTATGCTCAACGAAGACGGCACGTCTAAGTTGTTCACGCCATTCACCGTGCCCTTCCACCTCTCTGAAGATGGCACACCACAAACGCAACTGCGTGTATTCTTCTACCGTCCTGCATCAAGCGAGACAGTAAAATACCCGCAATCAACCATCATGGTACGTTGCGAACAATACGGTCTCGAAGCCCGCTTCGACCGTGACTCTGCGTATTCAGCTACCGCTAATGCTCCAGCCGTAGCCGAATAACAACAATGGCCCTCAGCAATGGGGGCCATCTTTTTTCACTTGAAGGCTGCTGTGCAGCAAAAATCCCCATGACCTTTTACTATTCTCGCAACGTAACTCCAGATAATTTCGACAACGGCTCAGAACCAGCTTACAGTCTCATTGAACAACCCAATATCCTGTCACCATTGACAGAATATGCAATGTTCACTGACACACGCATTGATGACAAACGTGTACTGCAAAATGGCATGGTCATCTCTGCGCTTGTGCCTAAGATCATTGACATTTATACCATTGATGGCGATAGCTGTATTGGCAATGTCACCGTGCAGCTTATGGGCGCCATATACGACAATGATCAACTCGAACAACTTGTTGATCTTGCTAAAATTGACGTTCCAGTATTTGCTAACCAATCAACGCTTCCAAAGCTTATTGACTGGTTCAATGAAGTGCATGCTGTATGCGTACGTGAGGGCCTTGACGCACTTATCAACAATCCAAATGCCGTCGATCATATTGTTGACGCCAACAAAATGATCAGCTAATCACCACCCACCAGCAATGGTGGGTATTTTTTGATGCTATGAGCCCAGAACAAAAAGCCCAAATCGCTTGCTGGATGGACAATACCCATACTAGCTCTAACATTGACAAACAAGGCATTTTAGCCTTCTTGAAGTATTGGTTTCCGGAGCATTTCAATAAACCCTGGGCACAACATCACCACCAAATGACCAAAATCCTTTGGGAGATGTTTCGCCCTGATAAAGCATCACGCCTTGAGCGTCAGGGATACTTCATAATCCATCGTGAGGCTGCAAAGACAACGTTGTCATCCTTTGGCTTTCCCAATTACTTCATTTGGCTTAAAGGATTCTCGCCATGGGTACGCTATGAATCTGATGGCTGGGAAGGATCTGATCGCCATGACTATGACATTGTCAAGCTCCCACCTATTGATGAGCCAGTCATCCTCATTTTGTCTGAGACAGCTACGCAAAGCGAATACTTCGTGACAAACATCAAAGACAACATTGACACTCATAAAGGACTACGACGCTTTTTTGGTCCTAAAGATGCTGTAATGATTGAATCTGAAGATGATGAAGATGTTGGCAAGGGTACAAAGATTTGGCGTAAGAATGCCTTTCGTACCAATGACGGCACAATGGTCGTCGGCAAAGGTGCTGGACAGCAAATCCGTGGTACAAACTTCTTTGGCAAGCGTCCTCACCTGGCTTTTGTCGATGATATGTACTCACGCAACAACACAAAGACCGAAACACGTCTTAAAGACCTCAATCGTTGGTTCTTTGCAGAGTTATCCAACTCATTAGACAATGAAAAAGGCAAATTGTTCTTTCTTGGGACTATTGTGCATCCAATGACCGTTGCACAGCAAATCATGGGATCAGATCAATGGTTTGGTCTCAATAAGCCCATCATTGGCCTTGAAGAGCTGCGTACCGTGCTTGATAAACATTGCCAGCTCATTGGTGATAAAGTTACCATTCCAGATAAAGAAGAATGCAAACGCATTCAAGAAACACTTACAACGCTTTCATGGCCTGAAAAACACACTTTGCATTACATTCTATCGCTGTATAAGCGTGAATGGGAGCAACAAAACATCCGATATTTCTACCAAGAGTATCTCAATATCTCCGAAGCACCAGAAGATGCCAAGTTCTCGCGTGAAAAGCTTGTTGAAGTAGAATTTGGATATGACTTTGATGGCGTGCTAACGTTCACCTACAACAACACGCTTTGGAAGGCATTGGTCGATCCAGTGATGTGTGTTGACGTGGCATCCTCCGAGCGTACCACGGCTGATGACAGTGCTATTGCTGTCACAGCGTTCATACGAGCCATTGGTCAAAAGCATGGCACAAATGCTTTGACTGAGCAAATATTCCCAATCATTCTACACCTTGAAGGTGGACGTGGCTGGGGTATCTACGAAGATGCTCGCAATCCTAAGTTTGTTCGTCCTGGCATTGTCGATCAGATGTCTCGTATCTCACAAATCATGCCTATTGGCAGATACTACATTGAGTGCAATGCTACACAGGAAAATGTACGACGTGAAGCAGAAAAAACGCTCAATACACCTGTATTTCAAATTGTGTCCAGAGACAAAAAGATTGACCGCATCAAAGCTATCCTTGAACCAGTTTTTACAAAGTACCCCTGCATTCTTTATGACCGTCGCTCTCGTGAGCCAGTCATGAAGTTCTTTACGCAGCTTCTGAGCCTAAATCCTTCCGGTGGACATGACGACTATCCAGATGTGGTGTCATTGGCATTTAGCAAATCAGCTGTCAATCCAATGCACCTCGAGTATCGACCAACAGCTGCTGTGAGCGATGTCCTTGAGATCAAGCCCACAACAAACTATGACAATGATGATAACGACCTACGACGCTTCGGTAGTGGAGCCTGGGAGGTCTTGTGAGATTCCAAGAAGGTGCGTTTGTGCAGGACCAATAAGGTTCTGCATAATATCATCAAGGTTCTTGTCCTCAATAGCCATTGCCGTAGCATAACCTTGCTTCTCTTGACTTTCTAAAGCTGCAAGAGCAGTTTCCAATGCCCATTTTCTAAGTGTTGGCACAGCCTTTTCATTGCCAATCAGATCACCAATTTGATCAGCAATGCTATCCACTGAAACGCCACGCTGTTCAAGGGCTTTTTTAAGCTTCTTCACGTATCCTAACTCCACAAATAGATAGCGTAAAAATACAGGATTAGCAAACATCCTCATAAGGTAAGACACAATCTGCCGACGACCGTAGCCAGGGTAAGCACGACGTACCGACACTTCGGGATCTAACCCTTCTTCTAACAGACGAGCTACAAGAATGTCCTTGCCTTTTAATCCTACCGGAACATCATCAGTAGAAGCTTTCTCCAAAGGATAGCTAAACATCGCATTCTTCCACGGTTGCCATGTAAACCCTGGAAAGATCATATTATGGTGATTGAGGTTCTTGTTGATGCAAATACGCCTTAGCAATGGCACAAAGCGTCCATTGATGTCCTCAACATACTCACCCTTCATGGCACTAAAACGATCCTTGTATGGCACAAGACGTATCGTGCTTGGAGCAACATCGCCAGCTTCATAAATATTGTACGTTGACGATACACCTGATAAACGCTTACGTGTAAGCTGTATCATGTTGTTGCCCTTGGCGTTGTGGTTCGTGGTTTATCTACTCCCGTTTGTATCACACATTTTTTCGAGGGAGTTATCATGAGCCATCTGTTTGACAAGGTAGTAAACTACCTACGGGAACAAACAAAAACCAATGTAAACCCGTTCGACCCAATTAATTTGACAACGTACACAAAAGATCAAGAAGAATTCTTGGATTTGATGTACGCTGACATAAATTGGCGTCTTCAGCAAGAAGCGGAAATTGTCCGCTACGACGGTTGGGAGGATTACAAAGACCGCTCAGAATGGGACTACGACGATGAGTGAGGTCATTGCTGTTAATGGAGGCTACGCTTTACAGGTTAGAGACCTGTATGTTGTACGAGAACGGGCTACACCGCCAATACTCATCAATGAACAAATCTG